GGAGTGATGGCGCCACTATACGGGTCGTTCAAATAGGTAATGTCGGGCGCTAGACGCATCCCCATATACGAGAAGTTGCCGAATAGGGCGGCCTTTGCACTTGCTGCGCTGGTCGCCATCGTCGCGCTGTTGTAGAGCGGATAGCCAAACAGTTCACGCCGGGACAAGGCCCCGGGGCCATCCGCCGGCGTCGGGATAAACTGGAAGTAGTTGCCGGTAAAGCCACGGATAAGCCCCTCAACGGATTTGTTGAGAACCCACGTTGCATTGTCCTCATAGCCCTGCGGCAAGGCGTAGATCAATGCCGGAATGTTGGCGGCGACAATCGGGTTACCCCAGGCCACGCCCAACGTACCGTTAGTAACGGCCTCGGTGACAAGTAGCGTGTTAAGCGTTTTGGCCATGCCCTGTCCAACAAAGGTCGCCAAAAAGTTCATCATCTGGGCATCTTCGTCTTGGATCAACTCCCAACTCAGTTCGATGCGCTTCGTGTATTTCGCCAGCGTCAAGGCGGCCTGACCCAACACAGGGCTATCACGGTCGGTTGTAGCGCCCTCACCTGTCAACACAAAGGCGCCATCTTTAGCGCCTTCGATGGGGACATTGACGGTTAAGCCCTTGCCGGGAATCTGGCGGACGCCAATCTTGGGATAGAGTGCATCTTCTCTGAGCTTGCCGATGATCTGGTTGTACATGCCGGTGGGGACGGCGTAACCGCCATTCGCCGGCGTGCCTTCCGTCATCGGGTTATTGTTCGATGCTTTGAGATGTTTAATTCCGCCATCGTCATTGGTGCGGATGTAGTGGACGTGCGCTTTGGTTTCATCGTCGCCCAATTGCGTCTTACTGTTGAACATCGGCACTTGAATGTCTGCCGATTTGACCGGCGTCTTTTCAAGAACTGCCATGATCTTCTCAAATGCTTCGCCCACTTGGCTCTTGACAAGGGCGGTCACTGCATCCATTGCGGGCGGAGACGATGCCTCCACCGCGCTTGTTTCTTCGTCTGCCATTTCATGCTCCTGTTCGGTAGGTTCTAGTTCGGGCGCGGCCTCATCAGCTTTCGTCTCATGCACCACCGCTGCGCTGGCGGTCTCCGGCAGGAACACAGCAAAGCTAGAATCGGTCGCGGATAAAGACTTGATTAGTTCAACGCCGAGCAAACGCGGCTCAGCAGGCGTCGGGGTTAGACTCATTTCGATGATCGGCCATTGCTGGATGCTCTTGCCATTGCGCCGCGTCAGATGGCCCACGCTGCCGCTTGACCAGCCGAGCGCGCCCTTCTCCACAAGCTGCACCACCATGTCGACGTAAGCCTTGTTGCGGTCTAGTTCGGCTTCCACCCATAGGCCCTGCTCATCGGCCTCTACACTGATGGTCTTACCGATCACATGCTGCACGGAGCGCAAGCCGTGGTCATACAGGACCAGCTTGACCGGCGCTAAGTCCAGCATAAAGTTGGTATCGGGCGCAAAGGTTTCGCCCTCAAGGTCAGCCCCACCAAACAGTACCCCATAGCCGGCGACGGTGGCGGTAGCGTCTGTTAGCGCCTTGATAAATGCGCCGGTGGTTTTAAGCCGCTTTTCGCTGGCCGGCACAGCCCCAAGCGCCACGGCGTGGTCATGGATGTTCTGGATCAGCTTGCTGTCGCCGCTGCTATGGCGCGCGCCCGTTTTGGTCTCCATCGTTTACCCCCTCACAGCGGCATTCACCGCCGTCTGAAAATCATCCCGGATCGCCGTCTCATTGGCGCGTATGGCCTGGGTCTCTGTGCGCCAGCCGATACGCTCAAAAATGCGCTGCTGATACATGCGACTTTGCACCCACCTGGCATAGTGGATGTTGTTGCCAACGCGCCCAATCAGGCCATCATTGCGCCGCTCTATGTCCGTTATCCAGCGTCTGCCCAAACTGCCGGTTCTTCGATAGCTGCTGTTTAGCGGCGGCGGCGGGTAATCCTTCATGTAGGCTTCCAGGCGCAAGACGCTGCGCTGCATCGGCGCTTCCAGCTTGTCAATGGCGGCGACGCGCGTGAGGGTGCGAAATACTTCTTCCATGCCGTCGATGGTGACGCTCATTAGTTCTCCACTACGGGGCGCACGAAGCAGCGGCAACCCGGATGCGCCGGAACGCCAACACCGCCCTCAAAGTTGCCCCGCAGATCCGCCCGCTTGCCGTCCAAAGGGCCGCAGATTGTACATACGCGCTCATCATTGACCGTTACCCATTCCACCTCTGCCACAACCTTTGATTCCTCATAGCCCAGCGTGCTGCCCTCAAAGGCCGCCCGCGTCGTCTCCGTTTGGCTGATGAGCTGCGCCCGCCGCGCCCCAAAGGTCGGTGTCAGTTGCTTCCGTAATGCGCCTAGGCTATCCGGGTTGCGGAACCACTCGTCAACCGCCGTCTGCAACTGTGCCTGCGTCGTTGAGTTAATGCCGCGCACGAGGTCAAAGGAATAGGCGCTGGCCCACTGACTAGCTCTGGTATGGGCCAAATCCCATGCAAAGCCCATACCAATCGTCTGTAACTGGTCAAAGGCCACGCCCACGCCAATCGATGCGCCGCGTCCAAGACCCTTGACCAAGGCATCACGCACCGGCCCGCTAGTGGCTGTCACATGCGCCGGGCTTGAGCGTACCGTGTCATCGCTGGCCGTGGGTGGGATGAGATCGTTCATCTGCTCACGCAAAGCGCGCTCCAGTTCGGCGGCAAATTGCTTTTCCAGCTCCATGCGTAGCTTTTGCTCAGCATCATCCTTGTCGGGATCGAGCTGAAGCACCATTGCCTTGTATTGCTCATGGGTAATTGCTCCATCCGGCCACGTGATCCGGAAAGGGCGCATCCTCGCCGTCGGCGTCCCCCTCTATTCCAAGCGCAAGCATCTTCTCTTCACGGCTCAGGATGGCGCTATCGAATCTGTCCACATCCGGCGACTTCTTGCCTTTGGCCCAACGGAGTAAGCGGCGCTCTTCATCTAGCCGCTTTTGCTGATTCGCTGCGGCGCTTGACTGGTCTGTGATTTGGGCGGGTTGTACGACCTGTGGCGGCGCATTGAGGCGGGCAATCGTGGCCTCGCTCTGCATCCGCTGTAGTTCCTGCTCGGCGGCAATGTCGGCGTCAAGCATGTCGTAGGTCACACCATCCGGTAGATTCAAGCCGACGAGCTGGGCGGCGATGGATGGGCGCATCTGAGCGTTAACGTAGGTGGCATAGCTGGACGCCCGCTGCTCTTCATCCTCCTGCATGGCGCTAAGGCGTTCCGGCTCAAAGCGGAAGCGTAGGGCGGTTGGCCCAAACAGTTGGCGGTTGAGATGGCGTTCAATCAGCTTTGTTTCGGGGATGATGCAGTTGTTGAGGAAGTTGATTTCGTCCTGTTGCGCCGTGGCAAAGTTGGCGGCATTGGCGGCCAGGATGGAGGATGGCACCATCAGCGCCGTGCCGATGGCCTCGCGGCTCTCATTGGTCAGGTCGCTATTGGAAAGCGATTCTAGTCCCTCGCCAATGACAACGGCCTCGACTTTGCCAGCCATCGCCTTGGTATTCCAGGAGTTTTTGACGCCGCTAAAGAAACGCCTCCACCACGCATCAATCTTTTGCACTTCTTCGGGCGGTGTGGTCTCAGCAAGCGACAGGATGGTCGCCTTAATCGCCCCACGCCCGAAGAAAGTACCCTTAAAGTCGTTCATCTTGTGCAGCACGCTCGCATCCGCCATCGCTGCCTGTGCCGGTGGCGTACCCGGCTCAAGCTCCGAAAAGGCGTTGGGCAGCTTGAAATAGATAATATCTTCAGGCGCGTATTCCTTGTTGGTTCCGCCGCCGCCTAGCGAACGTTTAAAGCCACTGATACCCACGTCACGGTTATAGACCGGCTCAATCGAATCAGGGGCAAACCAGCGCAGCCCCAGCGGCTGATTACGCAGATTACGCGCCTTAAACCAGTAGGCATAGCCGCACAAGCACAGCGCCGCCTCGGTTAATTCCAGCAGGTCGGTAAAGTTGTCGAGGAAGGGGTATTTGCTGAGGTCATCGCCATCGCTGAGCAGCTTGTTCTCGCCGCTATAGATGCACCACGGCATCGCTGATACACGGTCGGCGCGTAGGTTGACGCAGGCATAAAGCCAGCCAACGGCGCTGTAAAGGCTGCGCGGCGTGCTGTCCTCTGTGCCAAAGTAGGAGCCGAATACGCTGCTCCATTCGCCGGCTGTCCAGGCGGATAGGTCTTTGGATTTGATTGATTGCCCGTCGAAGATGGTTAGGCGGTTGTTCATGGGCTGGCCCGGAACAAAAAATAGCCGGCTATCCTCGCGGATAGGCGGCCATCGTGTGGTCTGCGGTTATGTGGTTGCTTTCACTTTACAGTTTTTTGGTCGGTTTGTCCAGTGTTTAGCAATTCGTCCAAATTAAAGGTGACGGTCTTTTGATTGCGGCGCAATTCCAAAAGCATCTGCACGCGGTTAACACGCCCATAAAGAACCCCCTGCTCATCACGCAAATTGCGCCAATTCGGGTCATCCGCGCCCAAAGGGCTCCCGGGTTGCTGTAGCTTCTTCATTCGTCTGGTGGCATCCAGGTTCCACGCCGTACCGTCAACCGCGCAAAGCCCCCGCTCGACGCGTCTACCATGTCATCATGCGCCCCATACGGGAATCCGCACAGCTCGTCCAAGTAGGCGCTATTCCAAGCGCCGCGCACCAGCTTGATATTCCTGGCCTCACATTGAGCGGCGAAGGGCATGGCGCGCGTACTCTTATCGCCGGTCACGGTCTCAGTATAGACACGGAAGCCGGCAAGATTGCGTACAGACGCTTGCGCCGATTCCTTGCCGCCGCTGCCCGGTTCC